TTGGATTGACCAAGTGGAACTCGATAAGTCCATCCTTGAACTGGAAGATCCAAGCCTCGTTCCGCGCTTGGTGCGTGACCCGCGCCTTGACGTACAGGACGATGTTGAGGACGAGCAAAGAATTATTCCGGCCCTGTTGGTTGGGGAAACCATCCCCGTCAGGGAGGATTCAAACTTCCAAGAGCGCATCCAAGTGCTACTTGCCTTTGTGGAGAAAAGCCGGATGCAGGGAACTCCCATCAGTCCGGACGGGCAACAGGCAATTCTTGGACGCTTGGGCGGCTTGCTTAATGGCTTTGAACAGGTGGACACAAACACCGCGCGCGCTTTACGCAAGGACGTACATAAGTATCTGGAAACCGCTGGCATCATTGCCAACGAACAGGAAGCGCAGATGCCGGTTGACGCTTCAATGGCTCAACCTCCAGCACCGGAAAATGCGCCGATGCCAGAGGAGGCAATGGCATAAATGAAACTTTTAAGGTTCATAAAGATAGCGTGGAAGATGAGTCGCACCATCCCTTGGGTGGACGAAGCGGAGTGGCAAGCTGACGATGTGAATATGCTCCGGTCATTTCTTGTCTCAAGTTCGGGCAAAAAATTTCGTCGAATCCTGTTAAATATGGTTTTACGTCAGAACGCGCTTGTGGTATCACAAAGTGATACTAACCGTTTACAGTCAGAAGCGGGATTTGCCAACGGGATGAGAATGACGGTTCACACGGTTGAGGCGTTGGCTAGGGACATTGATCCCGAAGAAGAATTTACATCGGACGTATTTGGAGTCGAACGCCCGATGAGTCAAGACTCCACAGCACGGTCTGTTTTGTAAGTGCCAAAACAGGACGAGGATAGCACTTAAAAACACAGGGAACATTAAATGTCAGAAGAGCAAGGCGAAGTAACCTCCTCAAGTCTATTGGCTGCGGCCCAAGAGTACGATACTCAAAAGGAAGCAGGGATTGATGAGCCTCACGTTGAGGTAATGCAACTGGAACCGAAGGCTGAAGAGCCGGAAGGGATAGCGGAGGAGGAAGCCGCTCCGAAGATTGATGATGTTCAGAATGAAGAGAGTTCATTGACAGAGCAACCAGAAGAAGTTGCGCCGGAAGAGCCTAAAAGTAAGTATGCCAAGAACCGTAAACGCTTGGACGATGCCTGGAAGTCAGCAAATGACGCAAAGGAAAGTAACAAGCAGGAAAAAGCCAAGTTAGAAGCGGAGCGCGCTGAAATAGAAAAGATGCGCGAAAAAGTAACCGCTGATCAAGGCTATCGGGACGAACACGGGCATACCGCAAAAGACTACGATGACGCTGCGGAAGGGTTCATTGAAGAGGGTGAAGATAAATTGGCTAAAGCCTCCAGAAAAAAAGCGGAGGAAATGCGATCCAAGGAATCTGATGCTGTCCAAAATGTCCAAAGGAATAAGAACGAGGAAATCCGACAGGAGCAAATTGAAAAGCTCCAGAAGGAACACCCCGAATTATCTGATTCCAATTCGCAGTTGTTCAAAGAAGTCGCTGCGCTTATGGCGTCCTATCCTATACTGCAATTTGATCCCTACGGGGTGAAGACTGCGGTGGATGTGGCGTTTTTGAGACAAAAGGCAAACCGGAGCGAAGAACTGGAAGCTCGCGTTAACGAACTTGAATCAGCAAAATCCAAACTGGAAAAGAAAACGTCAGTAGTGGGTGGATTCACAAGTGAAAGGGTGGGGGGCGAAAAAGGGTTCGACGATATGAGCGATAACGAGCAAAAGGCATTCCTTATGCGCGCCGCTGTTGAACACGACAACGCACTTTAACCATAACATCACCTTGTGATACCTTTCTACCGGCTAGAAAAATAAAAATAAGTTATGGCCACAAATACAACGACCAGCTTATCCAACCAGTATCAGAACTATTTCAGCAAGAAATTGCTGTCCTACGCTGTTCAGGCATTGGTTTTGGATCAGTTCGCGGAGAAAGCTCCGCTCCCCGCTAAAGCGGGACACAAAGCAATCAGTATGTTCAGGTTTGATGCTCCGTCTGTTAGCGCGATTGAAACGCTAACGGAAGGAACCACCACCTCCGGAACACGCTCATTGACCCTATCGAAGATCGAGAAATCGCTCATTCAGCGCGGCCAAGTCATCAAGATGACGGACGTTCTGACGGCAACCGATCTATTCAACAGCCTCCAGCAAAGCATCAAGGTGAATGGCCAAGATGCTGCGCTCGATATGGACACGCAAACCCGCAACACGCTTGTAGGTTCTAACGTGGCCGGTACTGCGAAGGAAAACGGAGACGGTTCCGCGCTCGACAACAGTGACACTCTTACAGAGATGTACGCTGATGGCGGCACGGCCTACAGCACCTTTGATGCTGTTACAAGTGCCGACACAATATTGTCAGCCTCCTCGATCCTCGACGCAGTCACCAAGCTGAAAGTGAACCGCGCGCAACCCGCCAAAGGTGGGATGTACGTGGCCGCGACCAGCGCACAGGTGTTGAGTGACATCCAGAAGGTCAGCGAGTGGTTAAACGCCGCCCAATACAGCAACGTCGAAGAACTCTATAAGGGTGAAGTCGGCTCGTTGTACGGCGCGAAATTCATCCTTCACACGAACGGATGGAGTTCGGTCTATGCCTCTGCGGATGATGACCGTTTTGCTTACTCGGTTGGAGGAACCGGAACACGCGCTGCGGGTGCTAACATCCGCGCCACGCTGTTCTTGGGACAACAAGCCTATGGCGTACCAGAGTTGACCAGTTCGTCTCCGTTCAGCCCGAAAGTGATTATCACTGACTCGGCTGACAAGACTGATCCTTTGAACCAGCTAATTACAGCCGGTTTTAAGACTCACTGGACTACTCTGCGACTGAATCCAGCTTATTACGTAGTGATGCGTAGTAAGACTGATTCCACTGCCTAGTAATAGGACAAGCCATATGGGTGATAAAAAACCTAAAGGTATGGTAATTATGATTGCCGTGGGTGGCGGGCCAAAATCCCGCCCCCACGGTCATCCTTCAAATGAAAAACAAGGTTGCGATATGATAAAAATTCCATTGGAAGCATTAGTTTCCGAATCCGAAGAGGGCGAACAAATTCCACCGCAAGAGGGGGATGCTGTTGTGATCAACAGTGTTGAGGGCGAAGTGGTTGGTATTGATGGCCCCGATGCTCACATTGAACTGATAAGTGCGAACGGCGCACCCATCGAATATGTCGAGCAAATGGCTGAAGACGCCGAGGCCGATATTGTTGATGACGCCGAGGCCGATGCTCTGCTCCAAATGGCAGAAGAAGAGGACTTGAAGGCGGGATACTAATGCCGATCTACACATTTAAAAACAATACTGGCGATACGGTTGAGGAACTGGTTCCGCTTGGAACCACCACAATCAAACTTGACGGTGTTGACTATGAAAAATGTGACACTCCCCACGGAGTTGCTTTCACCGGCAACGCCGTGGGGATGCCATCACAGGCCGAGCAAGTTCGTCAGGGGTATCACAAGCTGGAGCAGACTCTAGGTTCCAGGTTTCTAGATCGGTCAAAATTTACAACAAAACAAATTAAAAAAGCGTGGGGGTTTTAGATGGCTACATTAACAGGAAGTACGATTGCGGATTCTTATGACCAACTGCTGGCGATGCCAGCGGGTGGCGGTGATGGTGCGACCTTGGTTGCGTTAACCGATGGTAATGCGGCTAACACCTTTGCTCTAAAGTTAAGCACCGGAGAAGTCAATTCTACCGGCACTCTTACTGCCGCTGGCGCAGCCACATTGTCAACCAGCGTTACACTTGCGACAGGTGCAACGGTTACAGGAATTGATAACGCCACCCTTGCGACAGGTTCGGCAACTCTACTCGCCACACAGGGGGCGATTAAGACTTACGTTGACGCACAGGTCGGAGCCTCCGACACGCTGGCTGAAGTTCTTGCAATCGGCAACACGACAGGCTCGACCAACATCATAGTTTCCGCGAGCCAATCCATAACAACCGATACAGTTTCAGAAACAACCGCTGCTGCTGGTGTAACCATTGACAGTGTTCTGGTTAAAGACAACACCGTCACGGCGACAACCTTCACAGGTGCGCTAACGGGGAATGTCACTGGTAATGTAACCGGAAACGTAACAGGTAATGTAACGGGGGATGTTACTGGGGACTTAACAGGAGATAGTGCAGGTACGCATACAGGTGCGGTCACTGGTAACGTGACAGGTAACGTGACGGGCAATGTCACAGGGAATGTAACTGGAGATGTAACTGGCGACCTAACTGGTAATGCCGATACCGTCACCACGAATGCGAATTTAACCGGAGATGTGACTTCAAGCGGGAACGCAACAACCTACAATAATGTAATACCTGTTGCGAAGGGTGGAACAACATTAACAGGGTTTACGGCAGGTGACATTCTTTACGCTGACACTACGACCACATTAGCAAAACTTGCAAAAGGCTCTGACACAGAGGTTCTGACTCTTGCGTCTGGTGTTCCTTCTTGGGCAGCACCTACTA